GAATTGCTTGAATACTCGCTCGATGAAGCCAACAACGCAGAAACCGTGTTCCACCACAAGGACGGTCGCAAGGCTGTAATCAACAGCTACAAGTATGCGGACCCGTCACTTGGTACGGACCACTACGTACACATCACCAACTCTCGCGCCACGGTGTTTGATGGCGACAAGGGTCTGGAAAAAGCACACAAGCTGCTGAAGAAGCTTGGTTTCCAAAAGGCTGAATAACAATGACGGCACTCGTTCAAACAGTCCTGAAGAATACGCACACAGAAGCCGTGGTCAAGATCACCGGCACTGGTACGGCTTCAATTCCGCTGTCGTCACTGGCCTTCGGTGACGAGACGTACACCGCAGCTAAAGCTTCAGTCGAGATTCGCAAGGTCTGGGTTTCGCAACCCCCAACACAGGAAGTCACCGTGACCCGCAATTCGGTTGCCGTACTTCAGTTGTTCGGTAGTGCTGAACTTTCTGATGACCAGTACAAGATCAGCGACCAAGCATCACAAGACATCTCGGTTGTCACGGCTGGTGATGGCACTGTCATTCTCACCCTGCGCAAGTCCGGTGGATTCGACTATCCGTACCGCGCTGATAACCTGACACAAGGTGCATAAGCATGAAGCTGATTACTGAACTCTACGATGAAGTAGAACTGCTGACCGAAGGTACTGGCGCTGACAAGCAACTGTACATCCAAGGTATCTTCGCACAGTCGAACATCGTCAACCGTAACAAGCGGAACTACCCGAAAGCACACATGGAATCGGCAATCCAGAAGTATGTCGATGGCTATGTGTCCAAGAATCGCGCTCTCGGTGAACTCAATCACCCGCAACGCATGCAGGTTGATCCTGAACGTGCTTGCATGTTGATTAAAGAACTCACATGGGACGGCAACAACGTCATCGGTAAGGCCAAGGTTCTTTCTGAAGGTGTTGGCAAGGTCGTGCGTGGTCTGATTCTTGACGGCGTAAATATTGGTGTATCGACACGCGGCGGCGCTTCTGTATCCCTGCGTGAAGGTGTCACCTACGTTGGTCCTGACTTGACGTTCTCTGCTATCGATGTCGTTACTGATCCGAGCGGTCCTGACTGCTTCGTGAACGGCATCATGGAAGGCGTTGAGTGGATTTGCGAATCCGGTGTCTGGAAGATGGAAAAGATCGAACAGGTACAGGAAATCATCAAAGAGACGCCTAGCGCGAAGTTGCCACAGATGACACTCGATGTCTGGGAACACTTCTGCGGCAAGCTTCAGCATCTCAAGTAATCTCAAAACTTTGCTTTTACTAAATATATCGTAAACGGTAAAAGCATTACCACAAGGATACAGAATGTCACTGGAACAAAAGATCAAGGGCATGCTGGCGGAACGCGCTACGCTCCCTATCAGCAACATGGACAACGGTGATCGCACCGAAGTCGATCAAGGTAGTTCAGGCAAGCCGGAAGTCACGGAACTGGACAAAGACAACTCGGGCGCTTCTGCTGCTGCACCGATTGCACCGGCTGAAGCACAAGCAACGATTGGCATGAAGGGCGACGCCACTTCGGTCAAGACGCAAGCACAAGAATCAACGAAGGAAACTCTGGCTGCTGATGTGGCTGCGATCTTCGAAGGCCAAGAAGGTCTTGCAGAAGGTTTCGTTGAGAAGGCAACGTCTCTGTTTGAAGCCGCTGTCGTGGCACGTGTGAACTCGGAAGTCGAGAAGGCACGTACTGAACTGGCTGAATCGGCTGCTACCGAACTCGAAGCTGCGAAAGCTAAGTTGTCCGAAGATGTCGATGCGTACATGTCATACGTTGTCGAATCGTGGATGAAGGAAAACCAACTCGCTGTTGATAGCGGTCTTCGTGCCGAAATCGCAGAGTCCTTCATTCTTGGTCTGAAAGACCTGTTCGTTGAAAATTTCATCGAAGTCCCTGAAGACAAGATCGACGTTGTTGAATCTCTGTCCACGGAAGTCGAACAAACCAAATCGCGTCTGAATGAAGAGATTGAGAAATCAATTGCTCTGTCAGACAAGATCGTTGAACTCGAAAAGGCGTCTGTTCTTGAACAAGCGTCGAAGGGTCTGGCAGCTACCGACGCAGAACGTCTGGTCAAGCTGACGGAAGGTGTCGAGTTCGACAGCAAGGAATCATTCGCTGAGAAGGTCGCGGTCATCAAGGAAGCACACTTCAAGACTGCACCGAAGAAGTCAGCAGAAAAGATTCTGGCAGAGCAAGCCGATGGTTCACAGGTTGACACGCAAGTGGTCACGCCGTCGATCCAACGCTATGTGAGCGCACTCAAAGGTAACACCCGGTTCTAAAGTCTTCTGAAAAACTTCGAAAGACTAAATAACTAGGTAAAGCAAATCTCTCTTAGGGGTACTAATGTTTAATATCACTGAATCAATCGGCGCGAAGTGGGCACCCGTTCTCGATGCTGAAGGCGTAGCACCGATCCGCGACCCGCACAAGCGCGCGGTCGTGACGAAGCTTCTTGAAAACCAAGAACAAGAAATGATTAAAGAGCGTAAGGCGCTCTTTGAAGATGCACCTACCAACAACATCGGCGCTGGTTCAGATCAGAACGGTATCGCTAAGTTCGACCCGATCCTGATTTCGCTGGTGCGTCGTGCGATGCCGCAACTGATCGCTTATGACGTGTGTGGCGTGCAACCGATGTCTGGCCCGACTGGCCTGATCTTCGCAATGCGTTCGAACTTCGGTTCAGACCGCAACATGGCGACGCGTACTGAAGCGTTCATCAACGGCGGCAACAGCGCGTTCTCGGGTACGGGTACGGATGCTGGTACGAACCCGGCAGTTCTGAACGACGCAACACCGGGCACGTACACACGCGGTACGGGCATGTCAACGGCTTCTGCTGAAGCGCTTGGCACGGCGAACAACCCTGCGTTCGCTGAAATGAACTTCACGATTGAAAAGACGACCGTCACGGCGCAATCGCGTGCCCTGAAGGCCGAATACACAATCGAACTCGCGCAAGACTTGAAGGCTGTCCACGGTCTTGACGCTGAAGGCGAACTGTCGAACATCCTTTCGCACGAAATCATGTTCGAACTGAACCGCGAAGTCATCCGCACGATCTACACGGTTGCAAAGCCGGGTTCGCTGACGACGACGACTCCGGGCACGTTTGACCTTGACGTTGACTCGAATGGCCGTTGGTCAGTCGAACGCTTCAAGGGTCTGGTGTTCCAGATCGAACGTGACGCGAACGTGATCGCGCAAGACACCCGTCGCGGCAAGGGTAACTTCATCATCTGTTCGGCTGACGTGGCATCGGCACTGGCTATGGCTGGTATGCTCGATACGGGTCGCGCTCTGCAAGGTGGTGACGCCCTGAACGTGGACGACACTGGCAATACCTTCGCGGGTATCCTGAACGGCAAGTACAAGGTCTACATCGACCCGTATTCGGCAAACCTTGGCGCGGCAGAGCAGTTCTATGTCGTGGGTTACAAGGGCCAGTCGGCATACGATGCTGGTCTGTTCTACGCACCGTATGTGCCGCTGCAAATGCTGCGCGCTGTTGACCCGGAAAGCTTCCAGCCGAAGATTGCGTTCAAGACGCGTTACGGCATGATCGCTAACCCGTTCGTGACTGGTACTGACGGTCGCACGCCTGACGCTTCGGCGTTCACTGCGAACCGTAACCAATACTACCGTCGCAGCCGCGTTCTGAACCTTCTGTAATATGTGCGCAGTCCTTCGGGACTGCATACTGTTCGGACAACAGAACAAAAAGTAAAACAAAAATTGACCCGCTTCGGCGGGTCTTTTTATTTGGCCCGCTTACGCGGGCTTTTTCGTTTCTACTGCCAGTAGTGACCGGCAAGCATTCCGAGTGAGAACGAGAACAACACCGATGACCAGAACAGAACCTTCATGACTGCCCTGCCACGTTTGCGCCTACTGTTCATCCAAGAAGTCTCCAAGATTGCCGCCACGAACCAACAACCACGCGCATGAAGCCAGCATAAGGGCCAGTGATGCGCCGCCCATCCAAAGAATACCCGTCATTGTATCTCACGTAAATATAAGGTCTAAATCTACATCGTCGCCATTATGTCAGACATCATCAATCAGGCTTCGTACTCTCGCCCACAGTTGGGATTGAAGCCCCAACGTTTCTTCTTCTTGGTCCCGATGTTCCCGGATGTCACCTTCTCGGTGCAGTCCGCAAACATTCCATCTGTCACGCTTGGGGTTGCATCCTACGACAACCCGATGCAGGAAGTCCAGCTTCCCGGTGAGAAGGTCCATTACCAACCGCTGCAAGTCCGGTTGATGGTTGACGAACAGCTAAAGACCTACATCGAACTGTACGGTTGGATGCGGCGATTTGCCTTCCCGAACGGACACCCAGACCTTGCATCGGCTGCGCTCGCGACCGCCCGCTTCCGGCCCGGTGACGACCCGTCGATGCCCCTGTCCGATGTCGCCCTGCTTCCGTTGGATTCGAACAACAACCCCATCGTCCAGTTCACGTTTCGCGGTGCGTTCCCGATCTTCCTGTCGGAACTGAAGTTCGACACGACCGAAGACGGCACGTCCTACATGTACATCGACGCCGAGTTCGCCTTCACCTACTTCACCATCGATTCCGCTGGCTAAAAATTCCCAAGTGTGGTATAATGTTCAGGCAAGTGAATCATAGAAGGAACCATGAAGCTAGAAGATGTTCAGAAAGAGTGGGAGAAGGATTCTATCATCGACCAAGCGAACCTTGGGTTCGAAGCTACACGAAATCCGCTTCTCCATAGCAAGTACCTGAATCGGCTGTCAAATGTCAAGCTGCTGGCACGCAAAGCTGAAGTTGACTATCTGAAACTGCGCAAGGACAAGTACCGCTACTTCAAGGGCGAGATGACCAAACACGAACTCGAAGAACGTGGTTGGGCGCAGTATCAGGGTCGTGTACCACTCAAGACTGAGATGGAAGAATATCTGACCACGGATCACGACATGATCCGACTGACAGACAAGATCGAGTACCTGAAAGTTGTCAAAGAGACGCTTGAATCCATCCTGAAGGCGCTCGCGTCACGTGGATGGGAAATCAAGTCCGCTATCGAATGGGAGAAGATGCGGAACGGTCTGATGTAACTCCCGTAAAGCCCTGCTAAGTCCTTGATTTGCAGGGCTTTATCGTTTGCGGATTCTGCTTGACAAACCTGTATTTTCGTTGCAGAAAGTGTTTGACAAAAGTTTTGTGTGCTGTTACAGTCCGTTCCAAGGTATCAACCGATGCCCGTTACCACTAGGGAGTTAGAACATGGCAACCACACAGCAAGTCAAGCCGAACGGCGGCAAGAACGCTGTTCTGAAGCCGCTCAATATTGGTCCGAAGGCCGGTTTCCGTACTCGCCGTTCTTCCGATCAAGTTTTGCAAGCGAAGATCACCCGACAACAAGCGCTGGCCGACAAGGCACAGAAGCGTGCAAAGACGCTGGCCGCAACCATGCAGCGGGCACAGGAACGTGCCGCCGCCGCAGCCAAGAAGGCACAAGAGATTGCCGAAGAAGCTGCACGCAAGGAACGAGAAGAACAGGAGCGTCAAGCCGCAGAAGCGGCGCAACAGGCCGCAATCGCGAACGGTCAACCGGTTCAGGCCGAAGCGCCCCGGACGACAACCGTGATGGCGGTCGAACGGACGCCCGAAGTCGAGAAGCTTTTGAAGAACGTCGCCAAGGATTTCGACAAGTTCTTCAAGCATCTCTATGACACGTATGCCGTTCGTGTCGAAGCGGAAGGCCCGGAACTGGTCAAGCGTGGGTACATCTCGCTGAAGCTGCGTGGCTACATGCAGCCGCAACGCCGCCCGGTCGAAACGGCTGCGTCGCAGAGCGAAACCGGCGTAGCGCGGGAAGCTGTCCGTTTTATGCAACACTACAAGACGGTCGGCCTGACGCCCGCATGGCTGAACAAGGAAGTCCGAGTGAAGGACGATCCGCACACGTATCTGGTGACAGGTCTGCGGGGCAAGGCACACCACGTTGTGCTGCGCCGCAAGGACGACCCGGCACAGGCGTTCACGATCCCTTCTGCGGACTTCAAGAAGGTCTTGCAGAACTGACGCGAATCCACTACATTCGTCAAGCAGTTGTTAGACGGTCCACAGCGCGTTCTACCGTCACAACGGCGTGTTCCAAGCCGGTGTTCTCCAAGGGGCACCGGCTTCTTTTTCGCCCCTAAATATTGACAAATTCACAAAAGGGTGCTAGATGCAATCACTTAAACAATTCATTACCGAATCGAACCGGCCCATCGAGCAGGGTAAGGTAGACGCATCTGGCGTACCGTGTGCGATGGTCAACTGGCGTCGAACTGCCAACCTTGGACCTGATGGTGTCCCGGCTGCGCTGATCCAGAAGCCAACCAAGCCGACCGGCAATAAGGAACCCGATCTTGTTTCCGAGAAGATGGAAGCGCCCGAGCATGAAGAGAAGCTTGGCGGATACTACGGCGACAAGGAAGAATGGGATGACGAGTACGACAACTACAAAGCCGCCAAGGGCGGTCACGAACTGCACAAACAGCTTGTCGAGAATGACAAGAGTGTTGGGAAAGATGTCGATCACGTGAAGAGCTATACGCGCGACAGTTCGTACCTGAATCGTCACCTGTACAACCGTCACGTCGATGGCGAGAAGCATGACGACGAAGTTCGCGGCATCAACGTCAAGGCGATGGACAAGGCCGTGACCCGCAACAAGCTGAAGCACGACATGCACGTGTATTCGGGCGTCACGTGGCATCCCGGCAACGTCGCGAAGCAACACCCAGACCGGCACGTTCACCTACCGGCCTACACGTCTACGTCCATCGACAAGCAGACGGCACACAGCTTTGCGACCGGCGACGAGAACAACCAACAGCACGTGATCCACTTCCATCTGAAGAAGGGTCAAGCTGGCAAGTACGTCGAGCATCACACGGAGAATCCGGGCGAACACGAATTCATCCTGCCACGCAACACGACGATCAAGATTCACCCGAAGGCGGATCGGTATTACGATCACGTCAGCGACACGGAAACCCATGTCTGGCACGCACATGTAGTGGGGAAAGAATGAAGACCTTCAAACAGTTTCGTATTGACGAAGCACAGGCCACAGAAGACCTGAAACAGATGACCTTCTACCACGGCACTACCAAGCGGGAAGCTGCACTCGGTATCGCCAAGCATGGCATTCAACCGGGTGTCACGAAGGAATCTAAGGGCAAGAACGGTATGATGACGCCGGTCGTAGGCAAGACCTATGCGACGCATGACATCGGCTACGCGCAGATGTACGCGATGGGTGGCAACATCGCCGGTACGGACCACACGATGACGCACCACAAGACAGAACCACACGGCTATGTCTTCGCGATCCACGGCCATTCACTAGGTCACGTGCAGCCCGACGAAGACAGCGTGGGTGAAGCTGTCGGCAAGAAGTCGCATCCGTGGTTGAACCATATGGCTGCGCAACACCTGACGGACGGTCAGCAACGGCGCATCAAGGATGGCGAGTACGCCGAGTACGCACGGTCTGGTAAGAAGCTGGTGAAGAAGATGTCGGATAGCCAGAAGATTGACCTGATCCGCAGCGGCGCACACATCGCCCACGATGGCCCAATGACTCCGCATGCGGTCTATCGCATCCACCACAGCAAGATTCCGCTTCTGAAGAAGGATGGTTCGAACTTCTTCGACCATGCAGGAAGATCGACCCGAAGGACA